CGGCACTAAGGTCGCTAACTTCTCTATCGCAGTCAATGAGAACTACACAACCAAGTCAGGCGAGAAGGTCGAGAAGACTCACTGGTATCGTGTAGAGGCTTGGGACGGCAGTAATGGCAAGGGTCTAGTATCCAACGTCATTGAGAAGTATGTCGGTCAGGGTACAACTGTATTCGTACAAGGTATGCCTATCATCGAGGAGTATGAGAAGGATGGCGTTAAGCAACGTTCATTCAAGATCAAACTCGCTGGTGCAGGTTCTACATTCCGCATGGGTGGTAAGTCAGGTGGTGACGCTTCTGCCGCACCTGCCGTAGACGTGCCTGCGGATGATATCCCATTCTAGTAGTCCTATCCTACTAGATAGAGGGGCAGGTTTTTCCTCCCAGTATTCCCTGCCCCTCGCACCTATGGGAGAAGGTCAATCCGAAACACCTTCTCCCACCTATTCCCCACCACTGTCAGGAGGTCGTAATGCAAATCAACAACGATGTTGTGCGCCTCATATATGAGTACAACGCTCAGTATGCTGGTGCTTATGCTGGAGATCCAGACGCAACATATGACAAGATTCTCAAGTTGTGTAATCACAGTCTAGATTTAGTAGCGGCTCACTTTGAGTACGCTGACGACATTCACTCAAGCCTATATGGAGGAGATAATGCGCCTCAAGGACGGAGATCTGGTTAATTGTTATAAATGCAAAGGAAAGGGTTTCACTTATGTGGAATCTATTTATCATCATAGAGACATGCTTACCGCTATGTACGGTATGGTAGATGTCCACCCCGAAGATTGCGAAACTTGCAACGGCAAAGGGGTAGTTATACACACGGAGAGGGAGAATGTTTCGTGCTAAACAATCTAAGACGCATACGCTTCATCAATCACAAGACGACATGGCTTGGCTGGTTCGTCACTGTTCACCTGATGTTTACCTTCAGTCTTCTGCTTATGCTAGTTGGTCTGGGCATCAACCCGACTCTGCTCGTAAGCGTCATTGGCGCACCATTGTGGATCTCGGTCGCTTTCGTATCCAAATTTGTAACAGATAAAATCATGGAGGATTAAATGCCATCATCAGTAAAAATTCAAAAAAACGTCCCTATTCCAACCAAAAGAGCCAAATATGATGAAATAATAGATAAAATGCAAATTGGCGATTCTTTTGAAGTTGATACATATTCTGAAAGAAGTAACGCCTACATTGCATTAGTAAGAGCTGGCTTTCAAATAACAACAAGAGCGCAAAATAATGGCAAATATCGTATTTGGCGTACTGCTTAATGGAGGACTAAATGTCTATTGGTATGGATGCTTTCAGACTAGCCGCAGAGATGAGATACGCTCAATTCAATGCTGTTGAGACAACTCAAACTGTAAATGTTTGCAAAGTAGAAAAACTACCTAAAAAGAAATTAAGTCTCGGTCAACCAAAGCATATGGAAACAGGCTTATGCATTATGCTCCACACAGTTGAGGACAATACAGTCTTAGAAGTGCGTGGTTACGATGAGGATGCAAATGAGTTCTCTTATAAATTCTTTTATGAGAGAAGCCCCAAACAGCCTGTCAACATAAGAGCAGTCGGTGCGTCTGGAATGGTAAACAAGCTCAAGGTTTGTTTGGAAAATAATCCATCAGACAAACATATGACGATACATCAAGGAGGAAAGAAATGATTGGCTATATGAATAGCACTATCACTCTAGAATCATCAAAGGTTGTTCTAGATCTTCAAGACCCTGATTTTATCACTATTCGATTTTATCAGGGCAGTCGTTGCATTGCTCATGTTCATGTTTCGCCAAGAGATAATAAATCATTGAAATTGACTGATCGTGATTTGCAGTTTGGCAATGAATATACTTTAATGATGGAGGAAGTTAATGCTTCAGATACCACTGAATCAGCTTAAACCAGCTAAAAATAATGTTCGTAAAGTACAGTCGTCAGCGCAAAGCCTCAGTGCGCTGGCTTCTTCAATCGAATCACAAGGCCTCTTGCACAATCTTATTGTCAAGAAAAACGGTAGTGGCTACGAAGTCATCGATGGCAACCGCCGCCTAGAAGCTCTTGTTCATATCTATGGTGACAAATCATCTAATGAAATCAATTGCATAGAGATTACTGACAACGAGAATGAAGTAGGGCTGCACGCTAACATGATGCGTGAAGACATGCACCCGCTTGACGAGTGTGATGTTATATATGCTCTTGTTGGTGATGGTCAGGAAGATTTCGATTCTGTTGGCAAACGCTTTGGTCAGACAAAGCAGTGGGTCAAGCAACGTGTCGCACTATCTGAGTTATCAGACAAAGCCAAAGAGATGTTTCGTAACTACGACTTTGGCATTGGTGTAGCAAGTGCATTGACTCTTGGAACTCACGAACAACAGGACAAATTCCTTGAGGACAATGATGGCTCTCGCCTCACTGCCGAATGGGTGCGCCGCCACTTTACAAGCCAGAAGATACCACTCAGTAAAGCATTGTTTCACTTAGATATTAACAGTCCAAAGATAGTGGAACACTTTGGTATTGAGTCTGATCTTTTTAGCGATGATGTTTACATTACAAATGTAGATGCGTTTAATGAAGCCCAAGATGGCTTTATCGATTACCATTTGGACATGAGAAGGTGTGAAGGTTATGCCGATGTCATCTATCTCAAAGATGAGTATTGGTTTGACTCACCTATGACCAAACATCTTAACATTTATCATGGTGATGACTATCCTGTTTCAGATCTAACTCTTGTTGTTACCTACAACACTTGGAAAATGCAGTTAGATGAAACAACTGGCATCCCAAGAGAAATAGAAGAACAGTCTAAACTAGAAGAACAGGCAGAAGAAGAAGAGGTAGAAGTATCTCCAATGCTTATGTCTGAGCCTCAGAAGAACATACTTCATGGCTATCTTGTTACAGAAGCCAAGAAGCGTCTCTGGGATATGGAAGATCACTCAGAGCTAACTCGTTACATGATGGCTATGATGTGTCATAGACGCCTTGGTTATACATACTCAGGCATACATCGTGTAGGTAATATACACGCAGAACCACAAAGTCACTTCCCAACGGAGGAATATCCAGATGACTACGTTACTCCTCAACATGAAGAGTTTATTGACGACCACATTGAACTTGCTAGGAAAGCTTTCGATGATCATGGAACTAGCCCACTACAGTATTGCCTCAATCTTGATCGTAAGGAACTATCTCGTTTGTTCAGTGCGATATGTCTTACAGGTATTGGCAAGTATGATGTCAGGCACGAAACGTGGTTGGAAACAACCCCGGCTCCTGTTGACAATCAAGGATGGTTCAAACCGGACAACAAATGGCTAAACAAATACAAAACTGTTCAGCTTGATATGCTTCAAGAGTATGTCGATGGTACAGTTACAGCAGGTGGTAAGGCAGAGAAGATCAACAAGCTTAGAGATTCTCTTTCCAAGAACCCTTGCTTCGACCCATTTGGCGAATGGCCTCAGTTCAAAGAGTAGTTCATTCCCCAATACGCAATCAGGGCTGACTCAGCAATACCGTCCTGACTACGTTTCTCCCAGCAGACAGAGGCATCTGGCATAAGTTCAGTTGCTCTCTGTCTAGCTTGGTCTTTGTCAGACGTAACGCCTAAGTCTTTCTTCCAGACTTGCGGTCTAACTTCTTGGTATTTGTAGCCTAACGCCACAATCAGCCCAAGATATATACCGTAACCAAATCCTGTACGGAATGTGCTGACAACACCTTGTTGTGGCATTGCCTGTTGTTTTTCTATGTAAATCATTTTAGGCGAGTGGTCGTCTAACAATTCACATATAGAGGTAACACTAAGAAACTTCTTAGTTTTTCCAGCTACTCTATATGTTTCTATTGGAACTGGTTTGCATATCATATGGCGTTCGCTCATAAACGTAATGCCACCAGTAACTCCTGGGTCAATACCGCAAATTATCATCATAAGCCTCTAGTTTAATGTTGCATCCAAGGGCTTCAGCCCAGCAATGTGCATTGAACAATGTTGGCTTCCTGTTTCCGCTTTCCCACTTTGCCACCAGACCTGTGGCAACGCCGATGCGTTCATCAACTTGGACTTGAGTTATTCCAAGTTCGTTTCTTCTTTTTGCAAATTGAGTAATCAATTGCTCTGTGAACGTATCATCAAATGACATGGGCTATTATAAATATCTTCACATCGTTCATGTCAACTGCTAATGTGAATAGGAAAGGAGGTGATTAGATGACCTCAGTTCCATTTGAGATGCCAGCAAAGGACATTTCTATACACGCAGATGGCATTTCTGCCTCTGACTGGATTCTCGTTGATCCAGAAGCCAAACCAAAAGACGGTGATAAGGTACTGATAAAAGATACCAATCGCTTTCTGTTGCTGACTTATTTCTGTCCGTACTACCTATCAGGTAAAGAAGCTTTGTTCGACTTAGCCATGTACGACATGTTGGGAACAGTAATCCAAAAAGATAATAAACCAATGTTAGGAGAACAATATTATGCCGAGGTTGACAGCACAGCACTTTAGATGGTTAGCCACAGAAGTCGCTGAAGACATAGACCCACGGAAGCTAGACAGCTATATCCGTAAGGTAAAAGCATTTTCCCAAAACAACAAGTTCAAGCAAGATCTGTTCAAAGATCGATGCGCTGAAACTCTCAAAGCCAAGGAGTATGATGAGGGTTTAGATCCTGAACTTTACAATGGGAGATACTGATGCTTACAGAAGCTCAACTCAAAGAACGTGCTACATACATAGGTTCATCTGATGCCAAAAAAATCGTAGAAGCTAATTACGATGCTTGGGAAGAACTTGCGCTTCAAAAACGTGGCGAAAAAGTATGGAAGCCTAACAAGCAAACCCAACTTATGATGGATACAGGCTCATACCTTGAGCCTTACATCATTGACAAGTGGGCTGAACAAGAGAAAAGGCAGGTGAATTTTCGTGGCGGCGGCAAGACTATTCTTATTGACGGCGTTCCTATGCACTCTACCTTTGATGGGCGTGTTGTTGGCGATAACGCTCCACTGGAGATCAAAGCACACTTCGGCTTCAAAGACATGGACGAGCTTGCTGACTTCTACGCTCCTCAGTGCCAGCATCACATGCTCGTTGCTGGCGTTGATAGGTGCTATCTCGTAGCCTTGTTCGGTGTTCGTTGCCGCATGGAATGGCGTATGCTCAACAAAGATGAGAATTGGTGTATGGATTACATTGCCAACTGCAAATCATTCTGGGCTTACTATCAGGGTCACACACCACATGATCCAATCCCACTGCCACCAGTAGATCATTCAGATATGTTTGTTATGAATGTCAAGGATCTTGATGGCTGGTGTGATGAGGATAATCATATGTTTGGTTTTCAAGCTCAACACATCATTGACAGCAAGGAAGCAGTCAAAGTTGCAGATGAAGCCAAAGATATGTTCAAGAAGCTTATGCCTAACAACTGCCGCAGATTAGATTACGATCTGGATGGCAATCTCAAAGGCCATAAGATCCGTATCACACGTTCTCGTGCTGGTACGCTCACATGCTCACATATATCCCCGAAGGAGGACAAAGATGGCTAGAGGAAGACCTAAAAAAGTAGAATCACAAGCCAAAGAGCTGAAAGATGTTTTAACTCCAGAGCAAATAGAAGCAATAATGGAGATGAATAATTCGACACAAAAAGTTTTGGATAAATGTCGTCATTTAATGAGTCCATCATTTTCAGATGTCGTAAACCTTGACGATAGCTTCGTAAACTTTCACTACGCATTTAGAGGAGTAATCCATAATGACTGAATCAGTATGGCATAACCTATCACGCTTTGATGTATCCAAAGAGGTAGAACAGAAAGGTCGTTTCGACTATCTGTCTTGGGCATGGGCTTGGGCTTATGTCAAAGAGAAGTATCCATCTGCTACTTTTGAGAAGCACATCTTCCGTGACAATCAAGACAATCCATTGCCATTTATGCGTGACACCAAGGGTCATACATATGTGGCTGTCACTGTCACTATCGAAGACATTGCTCACACAGAGATCCATTACGTCATGGATCACAAGAATCAGTCAATCACTCACCCTGATGGCGGTCAGGTCAACAAGGCCCTACAGCGTTGCCTTGTCAAAGCTATTGCGTTCCACGGTCTTGGCCTCAACGTTTATGCTGGTGAAGATCTGCCTATGGATCTTGAAGAGGATGATACAGATGCTATTATCGTTGCATTTAAGTCAGCTACCACGATTAACGATATCGATGCCGCTTGGCGTGACAACACAACAGCTATTAACAAGCTATCAAAATCTGCGAAAGCATCAGTTACAGATGAGTTCAAGAAAGCAAAAAACAAGCTCAAAGCCGCTTGATCATCATGCCTTATGCCAGTCCTGTGGCAGATACATCAATTGCAGAGTCGAGGGTTTCTTAACCTTCGCCTCTGGCAATACTCAATGTGTATCTTGCTATGAGGCAAGGGCTGAGATTACACTCAAGCCTAACCATAAACTAGTAGAAAGAAAAAAGGTAAGGCTTAAGAATGAACGCTCTAGCAGATAAAGACTTGCAAAGACTACTTGCGGCTTCAGCCATCATAGCCGCACCGGAGTCTTTGGCTGTAGACAATTGCCTATGGATCACTGGCACTAGCAAAGACAAAGGCCAGTACAGACAGTTGTTTATATGTATTGAGTTGCTTGAAGATGGTGAGATAAAAATCACCACCACTCTCGCAACAGATGAAATAGGCAAATCAACTTACATGATATGGGGTCACTGCCAATGGCTAACCACAGGTGAGCTTGCTGGCATATGCCACATCATGATCGAGTCCTTACATTCTGGTGACGGTGAGGACGTTAAAGTTATGAATTGACCCACTGACAATGGTGGGGAGGAGTATAAAATGAAATCTTTCCTTATTGATCCGTTCAATCAAAAAATCGAAGTCGCTATTTACTCAGGTGACTACAAAGACATCAGCAAAATTATTGAAGCTGATAGAGGTCTCTTTGATGTAGTACGCCTCTATGCAAACCAAGACGTTGCATTTGTTGATGATGAAGGTTTGTATGTTGAAGACCAGAAGTTCTGGATTCACAAAAACTATCCAACACCTTTAGCTGGCAAAGCTCTTGTGCTAGGTACTGATGATGAGGGTGATTCTATCTCTCCGGCAACATCAATTGAGCAACTCAAAGATGACATCAAGTTTATTGGTGACAGATTTGAACTTGCTTTGCTTCACAAGTTCCATGGTGATATTGACGACTACAGACCATACTTCTTTGAATCAGAAAAGGGAGCCGCATAAGCGACCCCCTCTTCCTTCCCCACCACTGCCGAGTCGGGTCAGTGATTCAGAAACCCTATAAAAAAAAAGACCCTTCGTCAAGAAGGATCTCTAGTCTAGGGAGAACACATGCCGTGTTGTGAATAATGGTAACAAATAAATGAGGAGGTAATATTCACATTATGTTTGAAGATGATCCATCAGCAGAATCATATGATGCTTACGGTAAGTTTTACCCAACAGCAACGCATGTATTTAGTTGCATAGACGATCAGTTTGAAAGTGATGCCGCTAGAAAAGAAAAAGTAAACAAACGTAGTGCCGCTAAAAATGCAGAGCGTCAACGAGCAAGAAGATTACGACTTAAACTTCTTCATGCCTCTAAGCCCAAATGAAGCCGCTATGCTGGCATAAACAGCGTACTGAAACCAATCCGGCGTACCAGACAACACAGCGAATCCTCGGTCAACGTAGGGCTGTAGAGGCGGTATAAAACACATAGCTATAATAACAATGAACAATATAGTCCAAGCCTCGTCCTTCCAGCTATTGTCTGAGGCTTGGGCCATAACCTTTTCCCAACCAGCCTCATGTGTAGCCGCAACTTCCATAACTTTTGCTTCTGCCTTTGCCTTGGCTACCTTGGCTTCACTTGTTGCTTTCTTCTCATCAGCTTTCCCTTTTAGCCAAGACCCTGCCAAATCAGCTACTGCTGGAATAAGTAAATTAATCATGTGACTTATGCTCGCTGTTTACCCAAATACCAAAAGATCCTGTCATAGCCCCCATGACTACAGAAACAAAAGCTGACTGACTAGCAGTAGGCGCATCCATTGCCATAAACCATTCAGCGCAACGCCAGCTCATAACAGTCATTATAATCATCATTGCTCTTGGTAGTAATTTAAGCTTTAATATTCGTTCTTCGATTCTATCAACCATTGGGGCCTCACATGGATTTAATCAGGGACATTGTTTTAACTCAAGCCAAAGATGCTGTAAAAGAAAGAGGCGAATCTTACGGAAAACCCTCTGACAATATGATGAACTGTGCGGATCTTGTCCAAGCTCATCTAGGTGTACCTATCAGCCCTTTTGACATTGGCGTTATAAACATCCTCCAAAAGATATCACGATTACAAAACGATCCTTTTCACATGGACTCTTGGGTTGATATTGCTGGTTATGCCGCCATTACTTGCGAAGCCCTCTACGATATTTTAGATACTCAGCACCTTCAAGAGGATCAGCAAAACATT